CGCCAAAGCGGACGCCGAAGCCGGGGTTAAACGGTACATAGTCCGTAAAACCGAGAAATTCGGACGCAAGGCCCGCAAGCTCACAAAGGGGCGCAAAAAACCAACGTACTACACCGTCCCGTGTAAGTGGTGCCGGGCTCAGGCCGGGCGCTATCTGTACACGGGAGCGGGCGCAAACGTGCCGGACTCAGTATTCCAGCGCCACACCGGTTGCCGGTGCACGCTGACATATGAAAACGGCAAAGAGCGCCAAAACGTCTGGGACCATTCCCAGAAATGGAGCGCGGACGATGCAGACGGACAGGCAAAAGCAATGGAGCGCGAACAGAAACGGCGCGAGAATGAGCAAAACGAAAAGCAGGCAAGAGCCGAGGAGCGCGCCAAAGAAATACAGGTCATAATGGACCGCACCGGACGCAGTGCCAAACAGGCGTCCATATGGTACAACACGTTCCGCGGGCAGATAGACAAGGCAGGCGGAGCGGCGGCATATTTAGACCAATACGGCCGCTATTGAGAAAGGGGAAAGCATGGGAACGGTTAGAACCGGTTCTCAATTTCCCACGCAGGCCGTTATATTACCGTTTGAGCAATCGAAAGGCCCGCAGGCTATAGAAACATACGAGCAAAGCGGACGCACCGCCCAGGAGTGGCAAAAACTACTTATAACCGACATCATGGCGACCGGTCCGGACGGGCTGTATGTGCACCAAAAATTCGGCTATGAAGTGCCGCGCCAAAACGGCAAAGGCGAAGTAATAGCAATGCGCGAACTTCAAGGCATCATAGACGGGGAGCGCATTTGCCACACCGCCCACAAAACGAGCACCAGCCACAGCGCTTTCATGCGTTTAATGAACCTGTTAACGGATGCCGGTTACGTTGAAGTATTGCGCCGGAAAAAGGGCGCAAAGATGCCCGAAAAGTCTTTCAAAGCGACCAAGCAGTACGGGCTGGAGCAAATCTTCATGAATAACGGCGGCTATATCGTGTTTAGGACACGGACGGAAGCCGGCGGAATTGGTGAAAGTTTCGACACGCTGATTATTGACGAGGCCCAGGAATACACGCAGACCCAACAGGGCGCGCTAATGTACACAATAGCAGCGAGCCCGAACCCGCAAACGGTATTTTGCGGAACGCCGCCAACGCCACAGAGTAAGGGGGACGTTTTCGCACCGTTGCGGGATCGTGTGTTGTCCGGTAACGCATACGATACCGGCTGGGCGGAGTGGAGCGTGTACCAGATGCCGGCGGACATTATGGACGTTGATACATGGTATGCAACTAATCCGAGTTTAGGTACGCTGTTAAAAGAACGCACGATCCGGGGCGAAGACGTCAACAACGTTTTAGATTTTGTTATACAGCGTTTAGGTTTCTGGCATCGGTACGAATTAAAAAGCGAGATCAGCGAGAAAGACTGGCAGGCGTTACGGGTACCCCATCCGCCCGCAGACTTGACCGGCAAGATATACGCCGGAATCAAATACGGGGCGGACGGCGCAAACGTGGCGCTATCAATTGCAATTAAGACCCGGCGGGGGAAAACGTTTATAGAATGCATTGATTGCGCCCCACAGCGTGAGGGGCTGGCTTGGATCGTGGATTGGCTGGCAAAGTGCCGAAACATTGGCGCCGTATTGGTAGACGGCAAAGGCGCGGCGGAGCTCTTATTGTCTGAGCTTGCGAAAGAATGCCCGAAAGTTCCGGCACGTTCGCCGGCATGGGGCGAAATGATTATTGCTTGTTCAGGGTTCCGGCAGGCAGTGGACGCCGAGACGATCGAACACACCGGACAGCCCAGCGTGGTTCAAGCCGTTGCAAATTGTGAACGGCGCATGATTGGCAGCGCGGGCGGGTTCGGCTTCCGGTCATTGAGCCCGGACATTGAGGTGGCGATAGTTGAATCGGTAGCGCTGGCGCATTATGCGGCAAGCATTGCAAAAGAACGGAAAAAGCAAAAAATCAGGTATTAGGCCGGTTTCCTTACCGGCTTTTATACATTTACGCGAACACGGCGGAAACAGTGGGAAAAAGGAGAACAAAAACAAAATGGCAGAATTCAAAGTTATTGAAACGCAGGAACAGTTCGACGAGCGCATCAAAGAACGCATTGAACGGGCGGAAAAGAAGATCCGCGAGGAATTCACCGGATGGACAAGTCCGGCGGATTTACAGGCTTTAAACGAGGCGCACGCGGGCGAAATTTCCGCACTTAAAGACGCCCAGGCGAAAGAACTTGAAAAGTACGCCGGGTATGATGAAAAATTCAGCACCCAGGCGGCACGGATCAAAGAGCTGGAAACGGACGCGTTAAAAGTGCGCATTGCAAACGAAAAGGGACTGCCGACAAGTGCGGTCGAATTCTTGCGCGGGGACGATGAAGAGACCATCACAGACAGCGCGGACAAGCTGGCGAAATTGTCCGGCAGCGCTCACGTTTTCGGGTTCACACGGAGCACTGAAGAAAAGACCAACCCGACAGCCGAAGCGTTCCGCGAAATGGCGCGGAAGTACGGCAAAAACTAAGCCGAAAGGAGACAGAAAACAATGGCTAATGTTATCAGCAGGGGAAACAACCTCCCGACTCAGATTGTTAACGAAATGTTTAACGCAGTTCAGGGCGAAAGCGCACTGGCAAAGGTTGCGGCGCAGCGCCCCATCGCTTTCAACGGAAATACTGAAATGGTTTTCACGATGGACCACGAAGCCTCCATCGTTGGCGAGAATGCCGCAAAGGTTAACGGCGGCGGCGCCGCTACCCCGAAAGTTATCCGTCCGGTAAAATTCGAATATGGCCTCCGTGTTTCGGATGAATTCCTGTACGGCTCCGAGGAATACCGCATGGACGTACTGCGGACATTCGCAGAGGGTGCAGCGCGTAAGATTGCCCGCGGTTTCGATATTGCGGCAATGCACGGCGTGAACCCGTATGATGGACAGGCGAGCGGGGTTGTAAATGGTAACGACCTTGACGACCTTATCACCAACGACATCACTTACACCGGCAAGCGCGCCGACATTCGCGGAGCCATCGCGCTTCTGAATGGCGGAGACGTTAACGGCATCGTTCTTTCCAACACATACGCGGCGGCGCTGGCTTCCGAAGTTACCTCCGGCATTGCTCAGAACCCCGAATTTTATAACAGCCTGAAGCCCGAAACATTCCTGGGCGTTCCGGCCGCTGTAAATTCGACCGTATCGTTCGGCGCAACACCGACAGCCCACGCATATGTCGGCGATTGGTCCGCGTTCCGTTGGGGCTATGCAAAGGAGATCCCGCTGGAAGTCATCGAATACGGTAATCCGGACAATGACGCGCAGGCGGGCGACCTGAAAGGACACAACCAGGTCTACCTCAGAGCCGAAGCGTATATCGGTTGGGGAATCCTTGCTCCGCAGATGCTGGCAAAGGTTGAACCGTAATGAATACGTACCGGAACGTCAAGACGGGCGTAACGGTGCAAATACAGGGCGAAGCGAAAGGGGACTGGGTGTTGGTGCCCGGTCCCGCTTCCGAGCCTGTAAAGGCGCCCGAAACGCCTAAAACGGAACCGAAAAAGCGCAAAGCAAAAGCAAAGAAATGAGGTGACGATATGGCAGAGTTACAGCCATTCGCAACCGTTGCAGATATTGCGGCATTTTACCGAGCACTAACCCCGACCGAGGAAAGCAGGGCGACAGCGTTGCTCCCTGTTATTTCTGACGATTTGCGGGTGCGTGCGGAGCGTGTGGGCATGGACCTTGACGACATGGCGCAAACCGTGACCGGCTATTCTTCAGCGTTGAAAGAGGTAACGGCCGGCGCTGTTTTCCGTATCTTACGGCAGGACATGACGGGCGAAGCCATGACGCAATACAGCCAAAGCGCGCTCGGTTATTCCGTATCCGGCACGTATGCAGTACCGGGCGGCGGTATCGGTTCGGCGATCATGCCCAGCGATTTAAAACGCTTGGGAATCAAACGGCAAAGATACGGCGTTATTGATTTTTACGCACCAAAGGACGGCGAGACGGTATGAGCTTAATTAAAGGCGCAACCGTTACGCTGTACGAAAAAACGCAAACAGGGACGGACCCATTCGGGGCGCCGATTTACAGCACAACGCCAGCGGTGGTTGATAATGTGCTAATCGGACAGCCCAGCGCGGAAGAACTTACAAGCGAACTAAATCTAACCGGCCGGCGTATTTCTTACGTTTTAGGAATCCCAAAAGGAGACGCGCACCAATGGGAAAATCAGTTAGTAGAGTTTTTCGGCGAAACGTTCCGCACGTTCGGCGCGATCGAACGCGGGATCGAAGAGAACGTCCCCGGGCCGTGGCATTTCAAAATCAAATGCGAGCGGAGCGCGTGAAATATGGCACGGGTTAAGTTTGTGCCGGATGATGCCGGAATACAGGCGTTTTTAAAATCGGCGGACGTTGCGGCGCTCATTTCGAGTTATGGCGCAAACGTTGCGGCACGAGCCGGCGAGGGTTTCGAGATGGACACCCAGAACGGAAAATTTCGTGCTATTTGCCGAATATCAGCAGAGACGGACGGGGCGAAACGTAAAACGTACATGAACACGTTATTAAAGGCGTTGCACAAATGATAGAACGGACTATTTACGAATATTTGCTGGAACAGTTCCAGGGCGCCGGCGTGGGTGTTTATATGCAGATACCCGACCCCGACCCGGTGCCGACACTTGAAGAATCGGACCCGTTTATCGTTATCGAAAAAACGGGTTCAAGTATGGAAAATTGGGTGTGCGAATCAACGGTCGCCGTTCAGTCTTACGCGGGCACATTGTACAAAGCCGCAGACCTAAACAGGCAGGTTATAGCCGCCATGTTTGGGGCGATTGCTTTGGACGAAATAACCCGCGTGGAATTAAACAGCGACTACAATTTCACAGACCCCGAAACGAAACGGCCGAGGTATCAGGCCGTTTTTGACATTACGCATTATTACCGAGATTAAACGAAAGGGGAGAACATGAGCGATATCTCAAAAATTGCCGTAGGTAAACCCAAGACGGGCGGGGCGCTTTACTATGGACCCAAGGGGACAACGGTTCCCACGGATGCCACAACGGCGCTCGGCGCGGGGTTTATTCAGACCGGTTATATTTCCGAAGACGGACTGACCCAGGAAATCACAAGGGACAGCGAAGACATTAAAGCATGGGGCGGCGATACGGTTCTGACTACTCAGACCGAATATTCTGAAAAGTTTACTTTTTCCCTGCTTGAGACGCTGGACGCCAATGTGAAAAAACTTGTTTACGGTGATGCAAACGTAACCGAGACTAACGGCGCAATCACAGCAATTTCAAACAGCGCCGAGCTTGCGGAACACGCTATGGT